CCGCAACATTCTGTTTGAGGGTGATAGGCTTTTTACCAAGGCAAACATCGAGGCGCTTAACACCCTATATGAAACAAGGATCATCGTCTTAAACGCTTCTCAGCAAACCTTAGATGATAGGCACAAGGCACGGGGTGACAGTCAAAGTGAAAAGTTTCTGGCTGGCCGCAAAACTAAAATCGCCAATATAAAGGCGGCGTTCCCCGACCAGATAGAGGACTGTCAACTGCTTACAGAAGCAGACACTTCATATTTGTGTCAGGATTTGCTACAATGGTTATCATATAAGTAAAATTTGGTGACGGTCATGAGCGGTATTATAGACGATCAGTTAAATGAAACACTGCGGTTAGAGTTTGTTGAGGGCTATGAGGATAACGCTGGTGTGCGGGTTTACCCAACGCTGGACGCGCTTATCAAGCGGCACGATGTACCTAAGAACACAGTTTATCGGCGGGCTAAAGATCAGGGCTGGCAAGATCAGCGCAATCAGTGGCAAGCAACCTATCAGGCAAAGGTCAACAAGGACCGAGCTACAAAGGCGGCTAAAGATGCAGATGCTATGGATAGCGCATCTATCAACATCGCAAAGGCATCCCTGTCGGTGGTGATGCGGCGTGTAAATGCCACGTTTAGGGCAGAGCGTGGTGACGAAGGCGCAAATGCTGCCGATATTGTTAGCGTGACTGAGCTTAGAGATTTGGTCGAGACTGGCCTTAAAGCGCAGAAGATGGGCAAACTTGCCCTCGGTGAAGCATCAGAAATAAGTAAGGTGACAACGGATGAGTTCATCCCCCCTTCTCTCGCAAGAATTATTGACAGACTGGATGGCGCTGCCGAGGCAAAGTCACAAGGCGCTGGCAACTTTATACAGTGATTGGATAGAAACAGGCAGGGAAAGCCAGTTCACACCCGTTGGTGATTGGGCCGTGTGGCTCATACTCGCTGGGCGGGGCTGGGGTAAGACCAGAACTGGCGGCACGGATGCAACCCTATACGCGCTAAAGAACCCGAACGTGCGGGTCGCTGTGGTCGTGCCAACATTCGGAGACCTTAAGCGTGTGGCCTTTGGTGGCGAGAGCGGAATATTATCATACCTACCAAGGGAGCTTTTGCTGTCAGGCCGTGGGCAAGGTTACAATAGCTCTGCGCAGGAGATAAGGCTTTACAACGGCAGCATCATTCAAGGCTTTGCAGCTACCGAGCCTGAGCGCTTGCGTGGCCCACAGTTCCACCGCGCTTGGTGCGATGAGATTGCGGCGTGGCCATACCCCGAAACATTTGACCAGCTTATGTTTGGCTTAAGGCTAGGCCAGAACCCGCAATGCGTTATCACCACAACCCCAAAGCCAACGCCGATTATCAAAAACTTGGTCAAGAGGGATGGCACCGTAGTCACGAGAGGAAGCACATTTGACAACGCCGAAAACCTTGCGCCCGCCGCTTTGCAACAGCTTAAAGAAAAGTATGAGGGAACACGGTTGGGGCGTCAGGAACTTTATGCCGAGGTGCTTGATGACATTGAAGGGGCGCTTTGGACTTGGCGGTTGGTCGAGAAAGCAAAAGCAGAGGAAGGCTCTGCGCCGCAACTGACGAGGGTCGTAGTGGCCATTGACCCAGCGGTTACGGGTAATGAGGATAGCGACGAGACAGGGATTGTCGTTGCTGGTTTGCTTGACGGTAAGTATTACGTCCTCGCTGACCTAAGTTTGCGCGGTTCGCCAGATCAATGGGCAAGGCAAGCGGTGGAAGCTTATCACCACTATGGGGCCGACAGGATAGTAGCCGAGGTCAATAACGGTGGCGATCTTGTGGAAAAAGTGATAAGAACTATAGATAGGAGCGTTCCCTATACGGCGGTCAGGGCGTCACGGGGTAAAATTTTACGGGCAGAGCCGATAGCGGCATTATACGAGCAGGGAAAAGTTTTCCACTGTGGAACATTTAAGGAGCTTGAAGATCAGATGACCAGCTACACCCCAACATCGCGCAAGTCTCCCGACAGGCTGGACGCTTTGGTTTGGGCGTTGACAGAGCTTGGCAGATCATCAGGGCAAGCCGTTTGGAGAATAAGCTAATGGGCATCTTAGACAATATCGCGCTTCTGTTAGGCAGAGGTCAGCAACCATTTGAGCGCAAGGAAGCGCCGGTAGTCCATATCAGCGGGCCAACCTATACCAGCGGCAAGAAAGATAATTTCAAGAACTTTGCCCAAGAGGGATACAAGGAAAACGCAATCGTTTATCGCTGTGTCAATGAGGTCGCCAACGGCGCGGCGGCAATCCCGTTCTGCGTTTATCAGGGCGATATTAAGCTAGACAGCCACCCGTTGATCAGCTTGCTTGAAAGACCAAACCCTTTGCAGGCTGGGGTGGAATATTTCCAAAGCCTTTATTCATACCTTCTGTTGTCTGGAAACTCATACGCATTGCAACAAACCGCAAACGGTATTCCCAGCGAACTGCATATCTTGCGCCCTGACCGGATAGAGATTGAACCAAGCAGCACGGCCATCCCAAAGGCTTATAAATATAAGATTGGCCAAGAGGTGATACGAACCTACCCAGCCGACCCCAAAACCGGCGGCGCAGAGGTTAAACATTTTAAGTTTTGGAACCCCTTGGACGATTACCTTGGGCTGTCTCCGCTTTCCGCAGCTTCCATATCCATCGATCAAAACAATATGGTTTCCAAGCATAACATCGCCCTCCTCGCTAACGGCGCAAGGCCATCGGGCGCTATCGTGTTTAAACCTTCCGACGATGCAGGCAACCGCACGATGCTGACGGACGGACAGCGTGACCAGTTGCAGAGCGACCTAGCGAATAGGTTTAAGGGTGTAAACAATGCTGGAAGGCCCATGCTGCTTGAGGGTGATTTTGAGTGGAAAGAGATGGGCATGTCGCCAAAGGACATGGACTTTCTCGCGCAGGCAAACATGACCGCAAAGGACATTGCTCTTTGCTTTGGTGTGCCCTCACAGCTTATCGGTATCCCAGATGCGCAAACCTATGCAAACGTCCAAGAGGCAAGGCTGGCGCTGTACGAGGAAACCATTATACCGCTTGCCCGCCGTGTGGAGAGCGACTTGAACGAATGGTTGGTGCCTGCCTTTGGTGATGACATCACCGTTAAATATGACATCGACGCAATCCCAGCCATGACAGAGCGGAGACGCAGGATTTATGAAAATGTTACTTCGGCAGTTAGAGACGGAATTATCTCACGCAATGAAGCTCGCGAGAGATTGGGTCTTGAACCCATCAGTGGCGGCGACGAGGTCTTTATTGCTGCAAACTTATTCCCATTGGGTGGCCCAGAAGTGGCAGAAGATGAAGGCCAAGATGCTGAGGATGCGGGGAAAGAAGCCTACGGTGATTTTGAAAGCAAGTCAAAAGTGGGAACCGACACATACACCACCAGAACAGAAGCAGCGGAACGCGCAGAAGAAATAGGTTGTGTAGGAACCCATCAGCACACGGTTGACGGGGAAGTTGTTTTTATGCCCTGCGACAGCCATGCAAGCTATCAGGACGCCAAGGCCAGCGAAGTTGAAACCACCAAAGCTGAAAGTGATGTTGACACCAAGCCCACAGAGGCGATGGCACGGAACGCACAGCGATCATTAGACTTGCGGAAGGAATATGGCAGGGGGATGACAAGGGTCGGTGTGGCCCGCGCAAACCAGCTTATAGACCGAGAGCGCCTATCACCTGATACGGTGCGGCGTATGAAAAGCTTTTTTGCCCGCCACGAAGTAGACAAGCAGGCGCAGGGTTTTCGCCGTGGTGAAGATGGCTGGCCAAGCAACGGCCTGATCGCATGGTTAGGTTGGGGCGGCGACGAGGGCCAAGCTTGGGCAAACCGCAAGACAAAGGCTTTGGACAAAGAGCGCGATAAGGGCATCGACTTTGAACTGCACCCAATGGCCCACCTTGAAAGCGAACAAAAGGCTCCAATATCCGCAGCGGTAAAAAAGGGCTTGGCCGAAAAGGTTAAAGATCACAACGATGAGTATGGGGACAAGAAGGGCAAGCGCGTTTCGCAGGGTATGCTGGAAGCTGTGTTCCGTAGGGGCGTTGGGGCTTATAACACTAACCCATCAAGCGTGAGGCCCACGGTAAGCAGCGCGGATCAATGGGCGTATGCCCGAGTGAACTCATTTTTGTTTGCGGTAAGGCGGGGAAGGTTTAAGGGCGGCAAGTTTGACACTGACTTACTGCCAGAGGGCCACCCGTTGCGGACTAAGGATAAGGCCATAGCCGCCGAGTGATTGGGTGGGCTTTACGCCCAACCCATAGAGGCTGCGAATATCCAGCCGAGGGATGCGGTTGCTATAACCGCAAAGATGATAAGGTCTTGCTTAAAGTTTGACATTACGCCGCCTCCATTGCGGAATACGCTTCCGCGATTTTGGTGTGAGCTTTTTTGGCGTCATCCTTAACGCCTTGCACATGATATTGAGCCTTGAATTTGTTAGGGCTCTTGCGCATTGCTTGCTTCATAAGGTTGTCCTCATGGTGGGTGTTCATTGCGCCGTAAGCCCAATAAGCGCCGCCCTTCATGGCACCATCGTCGATGGCTTTGTTGATGGCTTTGTTGGCCTCAAGCTTGAGTGCCATTGCGCCGTTTTCATTAAACGCGTGGAACAATGTGAAGTCTTTTAAGCACATGCCCTCATCAGTTGTTGCGAGGTGCATTGCGAAAGATGGTGTTGACTTGCTTGGCATGGTGGCCTCCTGTGTTGCTATGTGAGTATGAATACAGTGAGTGCGAGGAGCTGTAAATAGTTTATTTACTGCGCAGCCGATTATTCTTAAAAGGGCAAAAAAAAGGGGGCCGAAGCCCCCGCCGGTTATGCGGCCCGCTTGGCGCGGTATTTGATAGGGCCAAAGTCAAGGCCGCTTGCAAGGGTTGGGTCATCGTTGCGAAGTAAAACTCTGGCCCGCTTTTTTGCATCGTTGTTTGAGTGGGCGAGAAGCTTATAGCTATATTTTGGGAAAACGCCTTTTTCATATTCTTTTTTAGGAGAGATGGATACGAGGTAACCTTTTAAGGTGTAGTCGATGGCGGGCGTTGGTTCGGCGGGTGCATTGTCACGCATGGCAATAAACGCTGCCTCACAGGCATCTTCGTTATAGTCGTTTAGATACCAGTCGTTTAATGTTGAGCCACGGGCGCTTTCGCCGCTATCGGTGATTGCGTTTTTCTTGGCCAGCGCTTGCATAACGCCGCCGATAGATTGCTTGGACCATCCGAGCTCGTCACCAAGGTCATTAGCGTTCATTGCTGACATGTTGTCATCTTTAAGCTCTTGGTAAGTTTCTGCACCGTTTGTTTCTTTGCAAGCTTTGGCAAATGCGCCGAGCATTAAGAGTTCTTTTTGAGTAAAAGCTGTCATTTGGGGTTCCTCCTTGGGGTTGCTAATACAGCTTTCATAACGTGAGCTAGATTGGCTGTAAATAGTTTATTTACTTTTATTCGGGTATAGAGAAGAAAAAGTTTTGGTGCTATAAAGGGGCATGAACATTCCTATCTTTATCAAGCAAGGCCGCAAGCGCGTATCCATTGCCAAAGAGATCCGCGAGGTAAACCGCCTGCGGATGGGGTTTGAGCGCAGTATGCGAAGCCGGTTGTATAATCTGTTTGCTGAGTTCGGGGAAAAGGCGGCAGCGGAGTATCAGGCACGGGAAAGCGTTGATGACGCCCTGCGCCCCTTAGAGGGCCGCGTAAGCACCATATTCCGCGCAACCTATACTGATGTCATCGAAACATTTGCCAACAGGGTTTTTGATAGCCGCAAGCTGACCCCGTTTGGTGACTTAGTGTTTACCTATTACCAGCGTGAGGGCGCTGATAAGGTGCGGGCTGTATCAGCAACAACCAAGCGGCGCATCTTGCGGGCAATAAACCAAGGCGAGAAAGAAGCGCTTGGGGTAGCTAAGACAGCGAAGCTTATCATTGAAAAGACTTCTGGCGTTATAGGTAGGTCGCGGGCCGCAACTATAGCTAGGACAGAAACACACGCCGCCGCCTCTTATGCTACAGATGCAGCGACCCGTGAGCTTAACCTACCAAACCAGAAAAAGCGTTGGGTGTCGGTAAGCGATGGGCGCACACGCACGGCACACGCGCAAGCAAACGGGCAAGAGGTGGACATAGACGAAAAGTTTTTAATCAGGATTGGCGGGCGTGAGGTTAATATGGCCTATCCGCACGATGGTTCTGGTGGGCCAGCTAACAATATCAACTGTCGATGTATCGCTGTTTACTTTACGGACGAGGATGCGCTGTTTGATGATGTTGATAACCAGCTTGAGCCACCACCCCCGCCACCTTTGCCACCAGAGCCAACGCGCCGCCGCCGCCGTAGAAAGGTTCCTACCCCGCCAGAGCCAACACCACCGGAACCAACGGTGCCAACGCCTGCGATGATAGACTTTAGCAGTAGAGTTTTTGCTAACGCTAAAGGCAAAGCAGCAAGCGAAAAAACCAAAAAGGCTTTTAAC